GTCACGCACACAGGTAGATGGACCCGTTCCAATTGCTTGTTTGCAAAAGCAAACATCCAATTCATCCTCTTATTAAGAGGAGGAATCAGTAGCGAAGGAGCTGTGGCTCTCGTCGATGCTAGCATCGAATGAACCCGCTTCTTCTGCCAAGCGCACTGATTCTACGTTCGCAACCCACCTCGGATACATCCGAGATTCGCGCGCGAAAATCATTTTGGTAATACTCAAACTAGGCATTACAAACATTGTTTGTAAGGCCGAACGTAGTTCGTCCGTTCTTACATAAGAACGTACCGGTTTGGGTTTTGACCATTCAAATAAATCTTTCTCTGGATACTTTCTAAGTTCCAGCAGTCTAGATTTTAGCAATTGCCTTGCTCTCATTTTCTTCACGACCTGCAGTTTTAGCTGAGGATTGTGAGCTAATGCTACATAGGCATTTTCTTTACTTGTAATAAGAGGTATCTCTCGTTCGAGGCAAGTATACTTGCTCTGAACGAAATGCCATAACCTCATGTTACTTATGGATATATTTGTACCAGCGGCGGAGTTAGATATTATCTCCTCTTTCGCTAGTTCAATCATATCCTTTTCTGGGAGGCATTTTGTCATTCCCGCTTTGACCAACTTATTGATCAAAACGTTAGTGATCTTCACGCCTCTTTCCCATTCATTTATTTGGTCGTCGTATTTCGGATGTTCGGTTTTAACCGTCCATCGAGATGCGATTTCCCTAGCCTTTTGGTTCTCCCGTATCGACATGTCGTACGGTAAGGTTAACCCAAGGCCGCCGAATTCCGGCGGTAAATATGTCATAGGGTTTACAATCAGCTTCCATTCCATCCATGATGGCATGAGAAGTCTGACGAAGACCGTCTGAAGATTTATAAACATTCGAAGTCGTGTATAGTATACATCTAGACCCTCGTCTGTTTTGATCTTTTCAAGCTCTATTGATTCGCGCATATACTCAATGTCCTTGGACATTTGAAGTGATTTGCCAACCAATGGATCTGGTTTATCAAAGTTTTCCTTTCCACCCATTTTCTGAAATTGGGTTAAAAGTCTAAGCTTTGGAACGTCGATTTGAATGAATCTTCTTTCCTCTCTGTTAATAACAGACTTAGCGGTTGTTACTGGGTTATAACCCGGCATCATTCCGAAAAGTTGGCAATAAGATACATACTTTCGATTAATATTGTACTTGTCCCACGAAATCTCGTATCCCATAGATTCCATGAATACGGGTATTCTCATGAGACTTTCTTTAGATCCTATTCCTAGATGATCGTCGCCTGCACATGTGTAGGCTTTGACATCCGAATAGGTCCGTATCAAATGGGGTGAGGTCACCAGTCTGAAGTCTCTGACATCATTCTGAGGTCCTTTCACGGATGCTCTCCAAGCTCCGTAACTCGAGATAGTAAGTACTATCTTGGTTATGGGGTCTCCCATCATAATTCCTCGGTAGTTAGAGAAAATGAAATTGTCGCCATCAAAGATGCCGTCGATCTCTCCTTTCTCTACCGCCGATTTAATGAGCCTCTTCTCATACCCTTTGGTTTTCAATGAAAGCCTTTTAGGTGTAGTGAGCAGAGCTGCCGCTCTTTTCAAGTAATCCCTTTCACTCTTATTAAGAGCTCCTTGGGAAAACAGTTCCTCTATTAGACCACTGAGCAACCCGAAACCTGTTTCGTGTGCTGCTCGGTCTGTCGCTGACGTCATATCACTTGTTGATATGAAATCTTCGATGTTTGGTTCTAACTTGTATTCTTGGGAGAATCTGAACAACCCGTTCGACTCACTCAAGCCTACACGGCACGCAGGCAGAGCTTCAAGGAAGCCCCGCAACGTGTGTGCTGCTGGCGAGAGGAAGACATTTGACCACGTCTCTGACGAGGTCACAGGTCTAATCTTATTTCCCGGCTCTTTGACGATCGATACACGTCCTATAGGATAGGTATCTTTCTCGTCGATGTTGTACTTGGACATGAAATCTTTATACTTCAATGTAGACCATTGAAATATTAAAGTTCCCAGTCTGGCGTCGACCCCCAGAGCGAACGCAGGCGTTCCCTCTGGTAGGTATCCAGGGGTTATGTGTTCCCCGAACACTCCTTGTAAAGGAGTGTCGAGATACGCTACCCTCCAAGTTTCAAGATGGGCGTTTTCGTTGTCGCATACGGTCTTACCGTACGCGTCAACCCAAACTTCCTCTCTGTTTTCGAAGTTTTCGTAGATTGGTTTCTGGAGGAATTCATTGAATTCGCCTACACTGTAGACATTCCATTTACCACCTTCCGATCTTCCGTATTCAACACAACTAGACGATGAGAAAGAACTATGATAGTCTTTCTTCATTTCTGCTATTTGCTTGAATGTTTTGTTGGTCCTGTCGGCTTCCACTTGCATGTTAAAACATACATCTTGGCCTACCAGTCGTCCAACTTCTTTACAGCCAAAGAACAAATTTCTTTCCCATACTACCGAACTTTCGGTAGGATGGTTATGAAATTGCGTCCTTGGAATCCACTGGTTTCGTATTTCAGGTATCTTCTCTTTAGTCGTATACGGCTTGGAAAGACCCTTGATATAATCGACAACCTTTTCCGACGTAGCTTTCTTACTGGGCAGCGGTAGTATCCTTGTCTGTGACAAGATACTGACGTACCAGAAGATGTCTAGATCTTTCATCTTATTCTGATTTTCCATTTCTTTGAGATACATCTCAATAAATTTCACAATCTGAGTCTGATTTTCATTAGAAGGCTCCTTTGAACAGCCAGAAACAATGTTTCCGGTTAACCTATTGGTTACTATTACTATTGACTTCTTGAAGTCCTGTAGTATAGCGTCCAAAGTACCCTTTCGGTATATCTGGCTAAATAGATATCTGGCTAGATTCTCCGTCAATTCTTCATGGAACCCGAAAGCAATTATCATCATGATGGTAATTCCTCTCAGGGTAAGCACTACCTTAGAATCTCTACATGTACAGATTTCTTTGATAATGTCCTGTGTCCCGAACGAGTCTTCACTTGCTCCGTAAGCATTGTGAAAACGTCGAACTAGGCACTTCCTATATTTGTCATAGAGAACCTTAAGGGGAACATGTTTCCCTTTTGGGTCTACAAATCTTATCAGAGACAAACCCGTTAACTCCTTGAGTACACCGGTTGACTCTTCAAATGTTCTTGGAACATGTACCACACTCCTGAGTGTGACCGCATCGAAAGGAACAATCGATGACATTGTCATCAACTGTGACGCTTTTGAATTGGATTGGCACATGTGC